CACGGAAAGAATATCAGAAAGCGAAGAAAATAGATCGCAAGCTGCTTTAAATAGAGCGAAAACGATTACTGAAATAGCAACTCTTGAGGACGATAGAATTCTTAAAGTCCTTGATTTTGTAAATATGCTGGAACAGCAAGAGACACAAGACAGGGAATTAATCGGTCAAAAAGTTATGAGTCAGGCAAAGGATATTGAGACTTCACGACTTCAACAGCCTGATCAAATCAATTCCGAAACTGAGGGTTCTTCCGAGAATCAACAGGTTCAGATGGCACAACAACAACTTAATCAAGCAATTGATGAGGAAACACTATGAAATATATGAAAGGAAAAGGCTCAATGAATTCCGTTAAAGGAATTTATAGCTACTCAAAGAACCCATTATCTGCACCAAGGCAAGTAAAAGCTGCAATTGGTCCAGGATCAAACAGTGATGCAGCAAAAGCTAATCGTCTTTTGCAAAAAGCGCAACAGCAGCAAGACTCGCTTCGCGGCAAGTCTGGAATGTAACCTAAGTGTAAAGGGTTTAATATGAGTTTAGCTAAGTGTCCAGGATCAGGTTTACTTTTACCAAAGAAGCTAGTCGACGAGAAACAGTCGTTAAAAAAATCTATAGACGATTTGGTGGAAGACTGCATAAACCAACTTTCTCACTTACGAGAAAATTACTTCCTGCAAATACACGCTAAATTCAACGAGCAAGATAGTACTAGGTTTGATATTTCACAGCCGGTAGCTTCGTTAAAACTTCCTCCGTTTACAAGCAATTCGCTTGTTTACTGGATAAGCCCACAGAGAGGTATTTGTGAGCTTCTTTGGATAGTTCCAGCGAAACAACCTGGTGAGAAACTTAAACCAGAGTTTAATAAAAAAGGTGTCGCCTACCTTCAGATGAAGGGCGCAATGGAAAAATCGACTTCGTAAAGTCGTTAAACAACGTTAAACGGGAGAGACTATGTCAGAGGACACCGAACCTCAAGTTATCGATCAGGTGATAGAAGAAGCTGCCGCAGAAGTTCCAGAAGTTCAGGAAGCTGAACAGACAGAACAGATGGAGGAAGCTAGTCAGGAAGCTGTCGAGAGACAAGTTCCATTATCAGCTGTTCAAAAAGAGCGTAAAAGAAGGCAGGATGCGGAAGCAGCTAGTCAAAGAGCTCAGATTGAGTTGCAGTATTACAAGGAACAGATGAGTAAGAAACAATCTGAACCTGAAGAAGACGAGACTGAATATGAGTCAGCGACAAGAGCTGAATTGAAGCGGAGTGCACAACAAATAAAAGAAGAGACCATGCGTGACATTGAGGAAAGGCTTTGGGTTAAAGCTAATCCTGAAAAGAAGCGAATGGTCGATGAAGATTTAGCAGAATTTTTACAACAAAGACCGAATCTTGCGGGGGCTGTAGCATCTGCATCTAATCGGTACGAGGAAGCATTCATGCTAATGCAGGCATTGACGCCTAAACAGCAAGCTGCTTTGAAGCCTGTTGCTAAGCAACAAGCCCCAGGATCGCCACAGGGTGTTCCAAAAGCAGCTGGTGTTAACCAGGCAACTGATGTAATGCAAATGAGTGACGAGGAGTATCGAGCTTGGAGACAGACGAAACGTCAACGTAGGTAGTGGTCAAAGGATGGAATAAATGGCATCATCAGTTACTACAACAAGCGAATACGGCTCAATGGCCGATCGTTGGGCACACCGTGCGCTATTGCAGCGTTCTAAGCCTCACAACGTACACAACCTATTCGGACGTGCTTTTAGTCTGCCGACTAAGAATACTGACACAATGGCGTTTAGACGTCAGGAAAATCTAAATTCAGATCCTGTTGTTCTTCCAGAAGATGGAGATCCAGCACCTGAACAAATCATGAAGTTTGACATCAACGTTCAAGTTCAAGAATTCGGTAAGGTTGTACTACTTTCCCGTAAAGTTCTACTTGTCGTTGAAGATGACACAGCTGCTGAAACAGCAGATAACCTTTCTCAGTGCATGCATACAATGCTCGATAAGGTTACTCGTGATGTTTGGGGTTCAGCTGTTCCACAGATTTCATGCCTAAACGGTGCTAACGGTAACGCGATTACAGAGCTTACACAAGCTGATGTAGACCGTGCGATTGCATATCTGGATGAGAACGATACAGAGAAGATGACTCCAACCATCGAAGGTACATCACGCTTCGGAACGGGTCCAGTTGAGGCTGCGTATTGGGTAGCTGCACACGTTGCTGTTAAGCCTGACATTCGCTCGCTTGATTCCTTTATTCCAACTGCTGCTTATGGCTCACAAGATGCTGTATTACAGGCAGAACTTGGTGCTACTGATGAAGCGCGTTGGGTAACATCTACACTTGTAAATGTTTCTACCGATAGCCCTCCTCAGTACAGCAATACTTTTGTTGGAGCAAATGCGTATGGATACGTCGGAATTGACGAAGTATCTACTGAGATGATCCTAAAGCCTCTTGGTTTCAATGATTATCTAAACCGATTCCAGTCAATGGGCTTCACTGCTTGGTTTAATGCAGCGATCCTAGATGATTCGCATATAGTTACCCTTCTGAGTACTAAAGCGTAACTATAAAAACCAAACAGAAGTTTAAGGAGAATTAATATGTCAGATCTAAAATACGGTCAAACAATGACCGCAGCACGCCGATTTGTATCAGGCGGTGTAGCATACACACTAGACCTACCGTTTCAAGCGGATAAGGTTGTTTTTAACAATCTAACTGAATGGACCAATACTGCTGGTAATCTACCAGTATCTGTCTGGTTTCGTGATGAAACAGATGCGGCTGAAGCTTATCAGCAGCAAGTTATTGACTCAGCAGCAGCTCAGTCTTTTAACTTCCTAAATCCGACCACCAACGGTTTCACAACTGCTGATACAAGTGGTGGTGTTACGGCTTATCGTTCGTTGATTTCTGCTGTAAGTCTTGCTGACCCTTGTGTCATCACGACAACTGCTGCACATGGTCTTCAAACTGATCAGATTGTTCGTATTACCGATTTAGGCCCTAGTGCCCCTACTGCCAGAGGTGCTGATGAGCTCGACGGAAATCGATATCAAGTTGTTGTAATCGATACAACTAACTTCTCGCTAAAAGACCCAGTGACTGGTGAGCCTATTGACTCTACCAACTTCACTGCTTGGGTAGCTGGTGGTCGTGTTACACTTGAGAGCCGCACTTTGACACTCAATAATCCGCAGGTTAGTCCGTACGCAACTACTCCGTATGTACCTACAGCGTTTAGCTACGATCCTATCGAGTATAAGCTAACAGCCGGTTCTAGTGTGGTCGGCTCAGACGGAGATCGATTTTTCGTCGAGATCTATCGTTTCGGCAGCTACGAGAATTTAGGTGATATAGGTTAATTTTTAATCTAAATTAGTCAATTGATGCTGGGCTTGATATAGCCCGGCATCGATTTAGGAGAATATGGGACAAACAGCACACAGATCCAGCATAACAAACATTACAAGCGCTTCACCTGCTGTTGTCACTACTTCGGCTGCACACGGTTATTCCACTGGTGATTTCGTCCGTCTAACCGACTTGAATGGTCGCATACCTGTTCCACGTGGAGTAGACCAGATTAACAATTCTAAATTTCGAATAATAGTTACAGGTAATGATACCTTTTCTTTGGAAGATCCTGTAACATTCGATCCAGTTGACACGAGTACGTATCCTGCATACGTCATTGGGGGAAACTGCAACAAATTAGAGACAGAATTTCAATACAATGCGTCATGAGGACGAAATGGGAAGACCTAGAAAACATCCAGAAAAAGATTCTAACGTAGTTAAAGAGGAACCAACTATGACAGCTGTAATGGATACAGAAATCGAGAAAGCGGTAAAAATAGAGCAAGAGAAGGTGGAGATTAACGATATGCCACTTACTTCTCTAAGAGACTATAGACTGCGTAACGAAGCTGCTGCCGCAGAGAATAAAAAGCTAAAGCTGTGTCGGTACAAACTGATCCCCTGCCCGATTGAACTCCACCCTACACAACGTATCGTATTCGGACGTGTAGATCAGCCAAGCAATCCACTAAACGTATTTGTCAGTAACTCGATAATTCATTTTAAGAAAACTTTGGTTCCAGGACAGGCTTATGATCTTCCTCAGTGTATCGTTAGTTATCTTTCAGAGAAGGGTACACCGGTTTGGAAGTGGAGAGACAAAGCTGACGGAAGCCGTGAGACTTATTTTTCTCACAAAGAGCCTCGTTTTGCACTAAGAACAATCTACCAGGACTAAGTAATGGCTAGGAACGTATCAGATATTTTACGAATCATGCGGCTTGCAATTGGAAGACGGAACGAGAACGATCCCGACTCTAATGACGATACGCTTCTTAATTATATCAATGATTTCGTTTCTTTGACGATGTCTGA